TAGCTTTGAGATAAGTCGCAAAGATGCAAGCGGTGTGCTTGAGATAATGAGAAAGTGGAACGAGAAGCACAAGGACGAGAAGGAGGCTAGCCTTGATATATAACGCTGCTCCTTTGCCTTTTCAAGGACAAAAAAGAAACTTTATTAAGCAATTTAGAGAGCTTATAAAAGACGAGCTTAGAACACATCGAAATGGAATTTTTATAGACGCCTTTGGTGGCTCTGGTCTGCTTAGCCACAACATAAAACAAATTTACCCTAATGCAAGGGTAATTTACAATGACTACGATAATTACAGCCAGAGGCTGGCAAACATAGAGGCAACAAACGAGATTTTACAAACAATAGAGCCTATCACAAAAAAATATAAAAAGAATGAAAAAGTAAGTGAAGAGGATAGAGAAAAAATTATAAAAATTATAGATGAGTATATAAAAAGAGGATATTTCATCGACTGGATAACGCTCGGCTCAAAGCTTCTTTTTAGTGGTCACTATGCTCATAATAAAGATGAATTTAAAAAAGAAAAGACGTTTTATGCAACTAATCCCAAAACGCCCTTATATCAAGCAAATGGATATTTGAGGGGCGTTGAGATCGTCCGCAAAGATGCAGTGGAGCTGATAAAAGAATTTGACGGACAGGACGTCGTATTGGTTTTAGACCCACCATATTTGCAAACGAACAAAGCAGGCTATAAATGCTTTTGGGGGCTAAGAGATTTTTTAAAGTTAATTAGGCTAGTGCGAGAACCTTTTATATTTTTCTCAAGTGAAAATAGCGACATATTGCCATACATAGACGACCGTGTAGAGTGTGGCGATGAAGTTTTTAAAGGTTACAGTCTGAAACAAGCAAGGTTAAATAATAATAATAAACAAGCGAAGCCTGATTATATGATTTACAAAAGCGGAGTAAGGAGTTTGTTTTGATGATACCAAAATACGAAAACACCCTAGCATATGCGAAAGCTACGGGGCAAGTACCGCTAGAGGATCACGAAATGATGTATTTTGCCG